CCCTCGCGCACGGCGGCCGCCACGACCAGATCGGCCCCTGCGCTCGTGAAACCTGCGCCGAAGCCGCCGAATCTGGTGCGGACGAACGGTGCCCCACGTAGCGGCGATGAGCCGCCAGCCGATGATTCGCTGGCGGAACACGAGCGCGCGTTTGGCCCGAAGCGTCGTCGCGCCTGAGCGTGGCGCGCCCATCCGGGCGTAAGGATCGCAGGGTATGAATACCGTCATCACGCCGACGTGGGTGTCCAAGGACACGGCCATGTTCTGGAAAACATTGGTCCGACTCATCGGCCAGGTCGATCGCGGCTACGGCAAGGAGTGGCAGAACCTGCCCGAAGGCGCCAAGATCGGCTACACCGTGCAGCAGCGCATTCCGACCGCGCCCACGGTGAGCGAAGGGCAGGCGCTCCAGATCCAGCCCTATATCAACCAGACCGTGCCGATTTCGCTGACGCATCAGTTGCAGGTGGCCTGCGGCTGGTCGACGGCGGACGACACCGTCGAGATCGAGGAAGTACAGGATCGCTGGACGAAGCCCGCCGGCAAAGCGCTCGGCGCGAAGTGTGATGCCCTGCTCGGAGCCGAGGTCTACAAGTTCGTTTACATGACCATCGGCACGCCCGGCACGCGCGTCAGCGACAACCAGACCTACACGGATGGTGTCGCGCGACTGGCGAACGTCTCGGCCGATTCGGATCTGCGCGCCCTGCTCGATCCTCGGTCGATGAGCGCGATTACGGCGGCGAACTTCGCGATCTTCAACCTCCCTGGCGACACGAAGAACTGGAAAGCTGGCCAGTTCTCCGGTGAGAATTTCGGTATCGATGCGTGGTTCCGCGACCCGCTGATGCCGACGCATACGACCGGCACGTTCACGACCTCGACGCCGGTGACGTCTGCGGCGGCGCAGACTGGTTCGACGCTCACCACGAGCGGCTGGGGCACCTACGCGCTCAAGGCGGGCGACACGTTCAAGGTCGCAGGCGTCAACGCCGTCAACCCGGTGAGCAAGACCGACACGGGCGACTTGCAGGAGTTCACGCTGCTCGTGGACGTGGCCGGCACCACGACGGCGACGCTGACCTTCTCGCCGTCGATCATCCTGTCGGGGCCGCTCCAGACCGTGACCGCGTCACCTGGCAACAACGCGGCGATCACGTTCTCCGGTGCGACCGGCACCGTGAATGCCACGATGGCGGCCACCGTCTCGCGTCAGTCGCTCATTTTCGCGCCGTCGGCCTTTGCGTTCGTCAACGCGCCGCTCGCGCGCAAGCTGGCGGGCGCCGAGACTGGGCAGATTCGTGACGCCGAGGCGAAGGTCTCGATGCGTTACGTCGAGCAGTACAACATCCAGACCGATCAGGAGCCGCGCCGGATCGACATGCTGGTGGGCAACGCGGCCGTGCAGCCCTATTACGCCATGAGGGTGTGGAGCTAACGATGGCACTCACGAATACGACCCTTTCGGCGGCGTGCGGGGCTTCGGACCTCACGCTGGCGGTCACCTCGACGTCGAGCGGCTTCCCGGCGGTGGGCACCTACGCCTCGCCGCTCCAGATGATGCGCGTCGACGGCGAGGACATGCTCATTCAGGTGGTTCCCATCGCCAACACCGTCCGCGTCATGCAGCGCGGTTACAACGGGACGGCCGCGGTGCCGCACGAAGCGCTCGCGATCGTCTCGACGTCGTCCGATCCGCAGGATTTCCTCGTCCCGCCGACGGGTGCGACCAGTTCGCGTCCGCCGTATGTGGACGATATCGTGTATCTCGGCGTCGATACGACGTTCACGGCCGCGGGCACGCCCGCGACCGCGACCACGCAGCCGTATCCGACCAAGAACACGACCTACATCATCACGAAGGCGACGGCAGCGGCGATCACGATCATCGCCATCGGTGCGACCACGCCGGCGAGCTCGGCGGCCAACATCGGCGTGCAGATGACGTTCATCTCGGGCACCGCGCAGGCGCACACCGTGACCTACGGGCCTGGATTCGATGGCGACACGACCACGTCAGACGTGGCGACGTCGATCGCGAAGGTCGGCGCGACGCTCGTCGTGAAAGTTGGGCACAATGGCCTGCTCGCGGCGGTCAATGCGTCCACGAACGCGTCCACGGGGCAGTGGACCCTCGGGTAAGGAGCCTCCAGCATGGCGATTCAGCAGACCAAGGACGATCCCTACATCCGCGAACGCGCGAAGTGGGAGATGCGTCCCGTGGAAATCAACGGCGCGTTCGTCCAGCCGATTCCGTTCGCGGACGGCGGTCGGGGCGGCGCGCCGCATGCCGAGTATCCCAAGGTGCTCTACCGTGCGGAGGCCGCCTATGGCGGTCCCCGCATCTGCGAAGAAACGCGGCTCGTCCACGACGACGGCCAGGAGCGCATTGCTATCGGGCAGGGCTGGCACGTCGACCAGCGTGAGGCCATCGCGGCCGTGCACGCCGCGCACCTCGAGCACGCGCGACTGGCCGCGAACCGCGCCGCCCACGAGCGCGGGATGTCGGACAACGCTCGCGCCGAAGCCGCAGCGGTGGACGAGGCAACGATGGAGCACGTCCCATCGATTCCCGAGACGCCGATTCGGCGTCGCGTGGCGAAGGAGTAGGGCATGTCCAAATCCACAGGCGGCGCATATCTGCCGAACGCCGACTACACGCGCACGGGCGCGACCGACACGGGCGGCACCTACGTCGGTGCGACCTACACCAGTTCGACGCTGACCGCGCCGACGGTGACGAATCCGACCGTCACGACGGGCACGTTCACCTCGCCGGCGATCGTCAGTCCGACCATCACCGGCACGCCGGTCTTGAACTTCGAAAAGGGCAACGCGAGCACGGCGCAGGTGGCTGGTGGCTATTCGTCGGACACCTACCTTGCCGGATCCTCGATTGCGATCCCGACCGGAGGGTATGTCGCGCTCGCGCGCTATGTCGCCATGTTCGATATGGTCAAGACGGCGGCCGGCACGGCGCAGTTCACCATTACGCTGCGAATCGGCACGGCTGGCACGACCGCGGATGCGGCGATCTGCGCGTTTGCCTTCGGAGCCGGCACGGCGGCGGTCGATTCGGGTATTTTCCGCGTCGAAGCGCACTTCAGAACCGTCGGCGCGACCACGACAGCCGTTGTGGCGGGTGTGGCGTCCTGCTCGCACGCACTGGCGGTGACCGGCCTGACGAATACCGGCGCCTCCGGCTTCGGGCAGATCCTCACGGTCTCGAGCGGTTTCGATTCAACAATCGCGTCGACCATCATCGGCCTGTCGGTGAACGGCGGGGCGTCGTTCAGCGGGACGAACTCGATCGTGCAGGCGGAGCTGCGGAGTTACTAACCCGTGGCCGCCATCTCGGCGAGCACGATCATTACCCACGCGTTTCAGACGATCGGCGTCTACGCGCCTGGTGTCACGCTCAAGCCGCAGGACGCGCAAAACGGCCTGCGGCGCTTGAACAACATCATGCAGGTGTTGTCGCTGCAGCCGCTCTCGAAACCCGTGCAGCGGCGCGAAGAGTTCGATTTGGAGGCCGACAAGGGCGGTCCTGACGATCCCTACACGATCGGCACGGGCGGCGACTTCGACGTGACGCGACCGACAGCGATTCGCGGCGCGGGGCTCGTGCTTACGTCGAGCGATCCCACGGTGGAAATTCCGCGCGCGATGCTGACGGACGATGCGTGGGCATCGATTCAGATCAAGGACCTCGGTGCTGCGCAGTTCACGGACGTATATTTCAATCCGACGTTTGCCGATGACGGGTTTGCCACGATCAATCTATGGCCTGTGCCCAACACGGACGCGAACCGCCTCGCGCTCTACTGGCTGGAATCGCTCACGGAGTTCGCCACGTTGACCACGCAGTATTTTCTGCCGCCAGGATGCGCCTACGTGCTGGAGTATCAGCTCGCAGAGGAACTCTTGACTCCCTACGGCGTGACGGACGCGGGCATCGTCGGGCTCGTGACGCGCATGGCCGCGAAGACGCTGCGCGTGTTCAAACGTGCGAATCTAGAACTGGTCGATCTCGGCACCGATCCCGCGCTGACGCAGACGCCCAGCGGCGGGTATAACATCTTGACCGGCGTGGGCGGCGGGTCGAGCATCTGAGGACAGCATGCCGCAAGCATCAGCCGCACAGACGATTCTACTTGGTTCGCTAAGTGGCGACACGCCAACGGGCGTGACGACAGGCGTGAGCATTCCTATTCATTGCGCAAACTTCGACGAGCTGGTGTTCACGCTCGAAAGCGTGGGCACGACGAGCGGTGGCACCATCGTCATCGAAGAGGCCCAGCGATCGAACTACTCCGGGACGTGGAGCCAGATTGCTTCGACGGCCGCGTCCACGTTCAGCGGCACCGCACAACTGGCGATACACATCGCGCAGAACCGATTCGTCTTCGTGCGCGCCCGTATCAGTTCCGACATCACGGGCGGCGGATCGGTGCTCGTGTTTCTGAATCGGCAGGGGACGTAATGACCCTCCGCGAACGCCGCGCCGAACTCCTCGTCGCCGCGATGGCGCTCTCGCGCCGCCGGCAGGACGTGGCCGCCGAAGCCGCGCAGCTCGATCGGGCGATCGTGGAGACGGCGGGCGCGATCGATCTGCTCGAAAAGCTGATTGCCGAGGAGCCGCATGGCGAGTAGCCTGTTTATTTTCCCGTTCGGCGGGACCGTCACGGGAAGCACGACGTTTTCTTCGACGGTCACGTTTGCCGACACCGGCACGTGGAGTTCGACTGGCATCGCGTTGCCATCGGCATCGACGATTGCGTGGAACGGCGATACCACGCTGGCGCGCGGAGGTGCTGCGGGTAAGTTGGTGCTCACCGGCACGACGCCGATGATCCAGTTGGGCGGGACGACGTCGGGTTTTGTCGGACTGAAGCAGGTCACTGGCGGCGTGGCCATTCGCACGGCCGACGATGGCGCGAATGCCTTGATCACGGCGGACACCGTTAGCACGGTTCTGATCAAGAACCTTGGCACTAACAATGTGATCTTCTCCGGGTTCGCGCCGACGATTTCGTCTGGGTTCGGCACGTCTCCATCGATTGCCAATAACAATGGAACGGCGTCCTTCGTCGTTAACGTCGGCACGGGCGGCACGGCCACCAACGGCGTGATCGGCATGCCGACGGCGACCAATGGCTGGGTCGCGCACTGCATCGACATCACGGCCGCGGCGGCGCATACCGGCCTACGAACGGTGCAGACCGCATCAGCCACAAATAGCATCACAATCGAATCGCAAAATTCCGCTGGCGCGGCCACGGCATGGGCGACCGGCTCGCTGGTGCGCGTGATCGCGATGGCCTACTAGTCGGAGTCATCCATGCCAGAGACAAGCGTTACCCAGATGCAATTGGCGAAAGACGCAGGATTTCTTCGAAGGGTCGAATATATCCTGGTGTCGCAAGCCGTCGTCGTGCTCGGAGAGACCGGCATCGGCGCAACGCATGCGAAGCGGGCTATCTACGCGCAATCCGTGATTGCCGCGCCTGCCGGACAAGCCGTGACAGCCTCGACGATGATCGCGGGATCGACCAACTTGACGCCGCCGAACGCCACGACTACCGTCAATGCCGACGGCACGGTCACGACGACCTGCACGGATGCGGCGATGCTCTCGCAAGTCGCCACGCTCTGGAACCGCCTCGCTGGCATCGATCAGGGGAGTTGATGCTCGGATTCCTGCTCGCCGCCTTCCTGACCGGCCAGTCAGCCGATCTTGCGACCACGCTCCACGCGTTGCATCGATCCGGTTTCGCTGAAGGCAACCCCGCGCTCGCGCGACTGGGCACGCGCGGCCTCGTGCTCGTCAAGGGCGGCTACACGGCGGGCGTAACCGTGTGGGCACTGCGCGCTCGCACGCGGCATCCGCGTGTCGTCGGCGCCGCACTCGCCATCGGCGCGTCGATCGGCGTCGCCGCAACGATCCACAACGTGCGCGTACTGCGGCGTTGATCGTCCGATGCCCCGCTACTCCGGCTTCGTCGGCGGCACCTACACGACGCAATCGAAGATCGCCGCCGACAACGAAACCTACAATCTGATTCCGTCAAAGATCGAAGAGGAGGCGGGCGAAGCGCATCTCGTCTTCGATCCCTCTCCGGGATTTCAGGCGCGCTATACCGGCATGGACGGGCCGATCCGTGGGTTCTTCACGCTCAACGGCGCGACGTTCGCTGTCGGCGGCGAGAAGCTCTATGAACTCACCGTGCTCCACACCGCCGTCGAGCGCGCGTCGGGACTGTCGAATCTGAACGATCAGCCTGTGTCGATGGCCGGCAATGGCGATGCCGGGTTTCAGATCATGATCGTGAGCGATTCGACGCTCTACTGCTTCAACGTGCTCACGAACACGCTCACGACGATCGCGGACATCTCGACGGCGGGCGTGGTGTATCAGGATGGCTACTTCATCAGCCTCGATCCTGGCACGAGCACGATCGCGCTGTCGGCGCTCGAGGACGGACTGACGTGGGATCCGGCCGATGTCTCGCAGCGCCTCGATTCGCCCGATAAATGGATCGCCATCCTCGTCAGGCCGAAAGAAGTCTGGCTCTTCGGCGGTGAAAGCACATCGGTCTACTACAACGCCAACGATCCCGATTTTCCGTTCATTGCCAATCCCTCCGTGGCGATTCCCTACGGCCTCGCGGCGCCGTATGCGCTCGGGCTGCTCTACGGCTCACCGTTCTGGCTCGCGAACGATCTCACGGTGCGCTACGCTGACGGCTACACCGCGCAGCGCGTCTCGACGCACGCGATCGAGTTTCTGATTCGTCAGATGACGGTCATCGGCGATTGTGACTGCTTCACCTACGAAGAGGACGGGCACACCTTCGGCGTGCTGAACTTTCCAACC